GATCCGTCTTCCCACAAGACTTCTATTTTATCAAATGGTTTGCTGACATTAAGACGCGCTGCGACGTGTGCCCAATAATACGGTTCCATTAACTGATCAAGTGTCACGTTTGGTTCAACGGTAATGTGCCAGTGAACACGCTCATGCTGTGCCATTTTTAATGCGTGCGGGCCAAGCTTAATCATGACTTGTGTTGGATTTTTTGGGGCGTCTTCTTTTGTCTTTTTTGACATTTATAATTCTCCTATGTGATGTGAAATAATTTCCATTATGAAGCAACATTAATATCATAACAAGGTCATAAAAAAGCCCGCCATAAAGACGGGCTTTTGTAAATATGTCACTGTGCATGTGATTATGCTGTGATGCCTGCCGATACGGTGGCACCTGCGTCTGCAACTGCAGTCACACTATGAATTGTAAGTGCGAAAGAGTTATCAGATTCTACAACGTTCACAACATCCCCGGCACGCATGCCAAGTTCTTTACCATTGGTAAAGTAATTGGCGGCATCAACATCTGTATGCACATCTGCTGATTTGTAGTACCAGATTTGTCCAGTGTTGATACTTCCGCACATTAGTACGGGTGGGTTATCTTCTGAATAGGCCATAATAGTAGTCCTTCTGTTTTTGTTAAAATATATTTACCAAAAAGATATTACCCGCTTGCGCGGGTAACTCTTATAATTTAGTCACTCACGTATGCTGATCCGTCATGGGTCATAGTGATAATACCAGAATTTTGAAGAAGTTTTGCCCCTTCATAAGTCGTGGTACGGCACCATGATTTATCATTACGGTCATCATAGCCAACGCGCGTATCAATCAACTGCCCCGGTGCAGCATGACCAAGTGCAGTTTTATGATACATAAAGCATTTTTCTGCGTTGGTTCCTGCGCCGACGATGTTTGGATGCACGATCCATTTCACCTCTAGCCAGTCGTAATAGCCCGGTGATGTATCTTTCCAAAACGCTGTATCCTCTAAAGGACGCTTACGTACGTAATCAGCACTCGTAAACTCGTCAACCTGCATGAGGTATCCAAGGAATGCGGGTGAGATAACGGCAAAGATATTACCATCATTAGGCACATCGTTGTTCTGCAAGATTGTCAAAGCCTTGATACAATATGCAAGCGTTGCCGTTGCAGAGTTGATCAGGTTTGTGGCGTTAGCCATTTCCGCCAAAATGGTTTTATCAATACGACGATTGATAACGCCCATTGACGTTTTTTGCATGATACGACGTTGATCGCCTTGTGAAGAAAAGATGTTGAAGTTCGTCTTCTCTGGAACGTCATGATATTCTTTCAGTTTCGCTGTGTACTGATTTAGATTATCTGGACGCCCTGGAATGTTACCATCAACCCCGCGCGTTACGGCTTCCGCACCGCCAGAGTCGGCAACTAAAAAGACTGCCTCATTACCTTTTACTTGTACTTCTGTTGTTACGCTATCGCGTAGCAAAGATTGGTTTTGTTCGAAGCCTGATATAAACTCTTGTCTATACTGCTTCTGGAAAGCTGTATCAGCCATAATTAAGTCTCCCTTAATTGGTTAAATTGAATGAAAATGTGTTTTCGGGGTACCTGACGCAAATGATTATTAGGGTATCCAGTTACGGGGCTAATGGCATTTTATCAGAGCCTTAAAAATGTCTGCGGGGGCTTCGAAGAAGGGTATCCCTATGACAATAAATATATTCTTTATGGCGTTACACTCTTTAGTCAACATAAAAAAACGGCTATCGTAATAATAACCGTTTTAATTCATCGTTAAGTGTATCAGCGTACTAATTATCCGCCATCCATCGGATGCGCTTCATCTGGCTGTGCCCCTGACGGCTTCATACGTTCTTCGACATCATATAGTTCAAGCAATTCTTTTTGCATCGCGTCATCGCCGTAATATTTGCTTGGCGTTGTATTCATGACGTTTTCGATTTCCTTGATGCGGTCTGTCACGGTTTGTAAATTGCCTTCGTTATGGCCTGTGTTTGTCGTGTTAGGGTTCATCACACGGGCAACCTGCGTCATGCCGTTGATAAAATCAGGATTGCTGAATAACGGTGTCATGTTTTCATCATTCAGGCGTGCTGCCATGATCTGTTTTGTGACATCATCACCAAACTGATTTTTCAGGAAATTATTAAGCTGATTGTTGTATGGCACATAATTATCGCCCCATTCCTCCTTCAACTGCTGTTGAACGTCTTGTGCAATCTGCGCATCATTCTGTGTGATACGGTCAATTTCAGCTTGGCGTGCATCATTATAGCCCGCCAAAATAGATTCCATTTTATCTGCAGGAACGCCTGCTTCGTGCGCAGAAAATAGAACGCCATTAAGTACGTTTTCATCCTGCTCACCAAAGATCAATCCTTCTGGAATATGTTCTTTATATCCTTCGGGTGTTTCAGGCACGTTGTTTTTTGCACGCCATTCTTTGATTTCTTCCTCTGTCGCATCTTCTGGCAACTTCTCGTTAAAGTCACCTGATGATAAACGCTGCACAAGATTTGCGTGCGCTTTACCAAAATCGGCAAGGCTATTATAACGATCCAGTTTTTTAAGAAGCTTTTCATCATCACCTGCAATGGCTTTTTTCATTTCTTCCCATTCGGGCATTTCTGCAGGTTCTTGATCGTCTTCACCTTCTGGATCCTCTTTGGGGTCATCACCTTCATCAGGCGTAGCAGGTTCCTTGGGATCATCGCCTTCTTTTGGTTCTTGATCGGGTTTTGGTTCGGGATCGTCTGCGGGTGCAGGATCACTATCTGGCGCAGGTTCGGGGTCATCTGCAGGCGCGGGATCGTCGGCGGGCGCAGGATCAAGTGCTGTTACGGGATCTGGTTCAACGGGATCAGTGTTAGTATCTGACATATTTTTCTCCTATTTCATGTGTTGATAGTTATTACGAATGTATTTTAAAATTTGCTTTCCTACATGCTGCATACCGCATGCAAAGTCTGTATCCCTTTTGCTTTCAGGGAAATAAGGCAAGTCATGTGTTCGGCAAAATTTATTTATAACCAAGTCAAGAAATATCTGTTGTTGATCAGAATTGGCGGTACCAGAGTGTATGGACTTAATTGCCATGATTTCTTGATTTGAAAGCCCTGTCACGGGCATGTACGGTCTGTAAATTTCTGTCATATTATCACTTTATTATATTGGTGCTTGAACTTTATTCATGGATTCTAGCGCACGTCCTGTTTGTTCTGCAATACCTGCGCCTTGTTGCATTTGCTCAAGCATTTGCGCCGACTCCATATTTTGCTTTTCGGCGTTCATTATACCCTCAACTTCTTCTTGTGTCTTTTGCCAATTTGTTGGGAAGCCAATGGCGGTTAAAGCTTCACGTAGTGCGGTTGGTGCATCAACAATATGCGCGGCACTTGGATCAAGGTCAATGACCTGTGCAAGCATGGCTTTACCTTCAAGTAAGCGTTGGCCTTTTTCTTTTTCAAGCATTTCATGAAGCGGTGATTCAAATTCAAAGCGAATTGATTTATCGCTAAGTTCATCGGGGATCGGTTCAAACAAGCCGTTACGCAATCCCATATCAAAGGCTGTCACGCACAATTTGGCATTATATTCGTTCTCCACTGGCTCAAACAATGGCAAAGCATTCCTGATGTACTCTTTCATGCGGAAACTTACTTCGGTTGCCGTCATGTCTGTGGTTGGCTGTGGCAAGTTGATTTTGTTAAGGTAGAAAGCTTCCATCAATTGCTCTGTGGTTTTATCACGCATTTCAAAACCAAGCGGCAATCCTCTAAAGTCCTGATTGATTGGTCTTAAAGATGCGCCCAATCTTTCATCGTATGATTTATCAACCCATGTGACGCCGCCTGCAAAGATATCCAATGACGATTTAACGACATCGTTTGTGGCAACCATTGGCGGATTAACCGCTTTCTCGCCTGCTTCAAGCAGTGTAAGCGTCTGTGCTTGTATCAGGCGTGCATCAGGTAATGCCGCAACTGTGGCAGGACTATATGCGTATTGTGATCCTGATACGGTTGACCAACGCGGGATGGTATACATCAATGTCCATACGCCAACTTCTTCCATGACATAGTTATTTTCTATGTCTATCAAAACAGAAACAAAAGGCGTCACAAATGGTTTAGTGTCGGGCCGGCATATCTTGTAATCCTTTGTCGGCATGACCATGTGGTAGCACGGTATTTTTTCGTATGGGTCTTTACCAAGCTGCATCTTATTCAAGATTTGCTGATCAACACGATCCTTGCCCATTTTTTTGACCAAGTTTGATACGGCAGGGTTCCATTTTCGCACAACCGTATCAATCATACCGTATGGATTTTCTGCCCATGCAACGTCGCGTAAATGGAACGTCTGGAATGAAAAAACGTTATCGTCATAATTCATGTCCGACATAATGACGGCTTGACCGAATGTGGCGTAATCGTGATCTGCTTCCTTTGTCGCGCGTGTAAACTGTGTTTTCTCATCATACATTGCGCGGCGTAGCCTGCCCGTACTTTCTTCAAGCCATATACGTGATTCTGCGCTAAGGTCTGCCTTTTCAAATGTATTGATTTTAAACCAATCCACATTTGTGGGGCGTAGCATACTGCTGAAAATATCGCCCAAGCTACGGCGTGCAAGCAAAGGATATGAAGTTGTTAGGTTTGCGGCAAAATCTTCGCCCAAATATCTGCAAATTGTAAAGTCTGCACGTTCCACGTAGAAGTGATCTGCGAGCTCTTGCCAAAAAGACATAAGGGATTGTCGCCGCGAAAATAAATAGCCGCCGCGTTGCACAAGTTTTTTTGCAAAGTCATGTCCTATTTGCATTAGCCTAGCTTATCACTGCCTTGTGTTTTGATCGTTGATTGACGCCCTTG